GGTAAATGCGATTGCCCTGTCCCTAGCCTCAATCATCAGCTTGCGGGCCAGCGTTTTGTCCTTGTTCAAGGTATCAACAATTGCGTTGACGCGCTTGGCTTCAGTGGTGTATTCCGCCTTTATGCGCTCGGCCTCTTGGGTGTAGGCTTCTTTTTCGTGCGGGTCTCGGGATCGAATCGCTGCCCTCACAGCCTCATTGGCAGAGTCTTGCAGCGATCTCAGGTGCAACGAACCCTGATTCCATGCCGCCCTCAAATCCTGAATTTTCCGGTACAAAACCGGGTCAACATCCTCCAATGTGAGCGCATCAATGCGGGACTGCATGTCGCCAGATTGGGCCAGTGCAGCGGCCAATTCCTCGCGGCGATTGGCCCCAATGCTGCCCAGCGCAATCGCGTTGTCCACCAGCGCGTCGGTGGTGGCCGATGGCTGGATAGCCTTGATGGTTGCCCACGCTTCATCATCCAGTGCGACGGCATGGTTTTTGAAAACGCCAGCTTGCATCTCTTGGTTGTTGATGGTGGCGTGCATCTTCAACAGGCCACCCACGTAGGCCAGTGCCTCATTTTGCTGGTCTGGGGGCAAGTCCACGGCTTGCTTGATGTGCTGTGCCAGCGCATTCATGCCTACCGATGGTGCCATCAAATCGTCCACCAGCGTGCGCCCTGGTCGCCCCAGCAACACCTTGCGAATGGATCGAATCCGCTTGTCCACCGCAATCTTGGCCGATGCCGCCTTGTCAAACGGCACCCGCTCCAGCTGCCCCCGAAGGTGCAAAATGTCACGGCACAGCTCCACGCGGTAGAGGGCGGTTTCAGCCATTCAACCGCTCCTCAAATTCCGCCCAGTGCGTGATGGCGGCGTTTGCAGCGGCCTCGTTGTCGCCCGTCAACAGGTTGACCTCCTCAAGACCGTCTATCGCCCCTTGAATGATGTTGAACATCCCTTCCAGCCCCTGCCCGTCGTTCTTGCCCGCTGCCAAGTCCTGCAACGCCTTGACGTGGGGGTTTTGTTCTTCGGGCTGCTCTTGCTCGCTTGCAAGATCGGCCAGCAGCTTTTGCACCCGCTGCACGTCCTTGCCGTCAATAAAGGCGGTGACGGTTTCGCCCCGTTCTGCGGCCAGTGCAATGCGGTGGCGGCCATCGTTGACATCCAACTGCCCCAGGCTGTTGAACACGATCTCAATCGGTTCTGAGTCTGTGTTGGTTCTGGCAGTGCCGTTGCGCCACGCCTCCAGCTTCTCGGGCTTTCCTGCAAGCGGCTCCCCGCGTGTGCGCTCAATTGCCAGCTTCAACAGACGCGCATCCAACTGCACCGGGGTGTCATAACCGGGGCGGCCTGGTGCCGGTATCCACCTTCCCGCCTGTTCCGCTGCTGCCTTAGCCTGCCCCAGCAATCCCTGCAAATCGCCCGCTGTGCGGCCTTGCAATGCGCTTGCCGGGTTCAAGACCTTGTAAAGCTCCTCGCCCCGGTAGTCCTTGCGGTAGGTGTCGGCGTACTCATTGCCCACCAGCGCCATTTCAACCTGTTCGGACTTGCTGGCCTGCACCACCACCACGGCACCATTCTTGCGGTTTTCCTCGGCGTAGCTGGCGGCGGCGGTGTCATTGGGGTCGATAGCGGCCCAAAAGCGCCCGGCTACCATCGGCCCGTCCGCCATCGTCTGCGTGCCCACCAGCGGGCGCGGCGCGTTCATCACCACCCAGCCATCCGGTACGTCCATCGGGCGCTCCGCACTCACCATGCTCGGCATGCCCGCTGCAATGGATTGGAAGGTGCCCGTGGCTTGCGGTTCCGGCGCAGCGGCATTGCCACCCAGTCCCAGCTTTTGCCGGATTTCGCGGGTTTCCTTGGCAATCTTCAGTTTGCGCATGGCGGCGGCACCACCAGCCCCCAGTCCATCCGCTTCAACCCGCAATTCTCGCAGGCGCTTGATTAGCTTGAGTCGTTCCAGTGCGTTCACGGTCAAATCCCTTCGGTGGCCTTGGCTTCGGCGTTCATCACCACATCAACTGCACGCTCAAACAGCGCAGCAACTTCAGCGTCATCTTGGTAGCTGGTAAACGCCTGTTCCAGCACGTCCAGGTCAGCGGTAAGTGGGTCTGTGGTGCCGTTGATGATGGCTTGCATCATGGCAATGGCAGTGGCTTTACCGGGGTCTTGCGGGGCAGGTGTTGGCATGGGGTCTGGTGTCGGTTGCGGTGTTGGTGCTTCGGTAGGTGGTGGCGTTGGCTCAGGGTCGTTCTTGCTGGCAAACAAATCGCCCACCTCAATGGCAAACGACCCCTCGCCAAACACCCGATCCATTTCGCGGTTCGCAGCGGCCACAATCTCCTCAAAGCCAATCGGCTCTGGGGCACCAAACATGTCGGCGGTCTGACGGCGCTGGATTTCACCCTTCACAAACGTGGCCATCGCCTTGAATGCCGTGCCCATGCGCTTGCCGCTGCGGTTGTTCTTGGAAATGAACACCGCCATCGCGGCCACCGCCGGGTCAATGTCCGCAAACAACCCCTGTTGCTTGATGAACTCGTCCACCTGCATCCCGGCCTCTTTGGCCTGCTTGAGCACATTGGTGGCCCCCAGAATCGCGTTCACCGCCTGCGCGTTCAACGACGTTTCAATGCTGTCCACTAACTTCTTGCTGGCGGCATCGCTGGCTTCGGTGTCCAGTGCGGCGGCCTGAATGAACTCGGGCGCGGCGAAGTTCAACGCGCTGATGATGTTGGCAATCTCGGGCTTCGCAGCATCAGCGGTCAACTCCAGCAGTCGGTCATCGTTGTACGCCTTCGCAAAAATCGCGGCCTGCACGCGGGCAATCAGCGTGGACGTGGGCTTGCCGTCACTGGTGCTGTATTGGGCGGCCTCAGCGTCCCCCAGCGACTTCAAGAAAGCCGACAGGAAGGGCTGGTTCGCCACGGCAGTCAAGTCCCCGTTGTCCGTCATCAGCGCGATCATGTCGTCCGTCAGGCGGCGCGCATCGGCTCGGGCCTTCTCGGTGGCGGTCATGGCCAGCTTGTCGTCTTGGTTCGCCTCCACCGCAAACGCGGCGCGGTCAATCTGGCTGGTGCGCACCCGCACCAACACGGGCTTGCGCATCGCCTTCACCTTGTTGACCGACAAACCGAAGTATTCCGCCTCAGATTCCAGCCAGTCCCGGTACTCAGCGGCCTTGCCGTGGGCGTAGGCCAGCACAATCGCCATCGTGCGCCCGTTGCCGGACTCCACAATGCCATCTGGCCCCACAATCGGTGCCCCGGTATCAGCCCGGCGTGTGCTGCCCAGCTGTTCCGGGTCAAGGTTGCCAGCGGTCTTGATTACCCACGCCCGCGACGTGTCACGGCCCCGGTCACGCGGTTGCAGCTCGGGTGGGAAAGCCGGATTGGGCGTGCCCGATTCCGCATCGTGGCTCGTAATCAGCGTATCGGCCTCCACCACGGTAAAGCCCGTTACCACCTCGTTGCCCTTGGCGGTTTTCACCTTGCTTTCGCGGCCTTCGGGGGTTAAGCCATCTGGCAAGCCGCCAACCGCCGGGTCTGGTTGCACAGTTGCTACTTCATTGAGGTCGATGGGGTTGCCGTTGATGTCCCATGCTTCAAGAATTTCGATGTTGACACCACTAGAGTCCCCTCCTATACTGTCCATCAAGGAGTTGGCAGAGTAACCGTTGAGTAAGTCCGGCGAACCTTCTCCCACAGAGGCCATGCTCGGTTTTTCCGGCATGGCTTCTTTTTTTGCCGAATCAAGCACATATTCATCTGATCGCAAGTGGTAAAACATAGCGCCATCTGACCTGACCCCAACCTTGATGACAGCTTTTACAGTTGATCCCGATGGCAATTTCTGCAAGGCTTGAAATTTACGGAACGCATAAAAATCACCTTTTCTGTCTTTCGAGAGTGGTTCATCCTCGTATTCAGTTGCAGATCGAAGAATCTGAGGAATGAACGGGATGGTTTCAGCAAGCAGGGGTCGATTTCCAGCCCATCCACGCAACTCTCCGCCACCCTTGCCAGTCATCAGGACATTGCCAGCAACCGTTTTAACGTAAGTCCCTTGGAGCTTTTCCTTGTAAATAGACATTGATGCCTTGAAAGTATCTCCTTCAAATTTTGAAATTGTCTCATTCCAAATATCTGTTGCTGCCGCCCCATCAATTTTGTTTTCTAAAAAATCTCTGCCCATAGCCACAACAACATCGCCTTTCTTGTTGTCGGCCTTCGCAATCGCCCGATCCTCCGCTGCCAACTTGGCCACCTCCAAGTCCTTTTGGGCTTGCGTCAATTCCAATTCCAGCGCGGCCACTTCCTCCTTCAAGCCCTCGATCTTTTTCATGCGCTCGGCCCGCTTGCCATTGGCCCGCTGGAATGCCGCGCTGTTTTTCTCCGCCAGCTTCATGATGCGCCGTGCCACTTCGCGGATGTTCAATTCCTTGCCGCGCTCAGGTGCCACCACAATCGTCACGTCCAGCTTATTGAGCATCCATTTCCAAGAAATCATTTCATCGTTCGCGCCGATGCTCTTGGGTTTGGTGTCCGGGTTGTGGAAATACACCGACAGATTCTGCCCGTCCGACAGCGAGAAAATCGCCGACACGTTGGCCACGCCCCGCGCTGAAAACGGCTCAGAGATCGTCATATCCAGCGGCTTGACCGTGGCGCTGAAATGCTGCATGGCCCCCTTGAGCATCTCCATCATGCGGGGCAGGCGCGCAAACGGCGTGGTCATGGCATCAAACAGCAGCACGCCGTCCGAATCCTCCAAAATGTCCGTCATGCTCACCGCATCCAGCAGCAGGTTGCCGGAGTCTGTCCGTCGCAAGTCGTACAACACCCGGTCTAATGTCTGGCCATAGGGCTGTGCGTCAGCGTTCCAATGCACACGTTTGAGCATGGTTTCAGTCTTTCCTGTGGGTAAATTCTCAGATGCGGCCATCCTAGTTTGCCCGCGCATGGAAATTGTTGAGATTTTCCGCTGCTGTTTTTCGCTGAAAATGCGTTCACACACACCACTTCAGCACCGCACACCTATGGCCACCCGTCACACGCTCAATTCGGGCAAAAAAACCACCCCATCAGCCGCCACCGTCGTGGACTGGCCCACCATACGCCAGCAGCTACGCGCCTTCGTTGAGCACTACCAGCACGCCAACTACGAACGTGGACAAGCGCAGGCGTACTGGAACGCCCTGTTTCGCTGCTACAACGTCGGCGAACCCACGCTGGCCAAAGCATTTGAGTACCGGCTGAAACTGAACAAAAAGAACAACTACATTGATGCCTTTATTCCCGGCAAACTGATCGTGGAACACAAAGGCAGCCACGTTGACCTCAGCAGCGCAATCGAACAATTGCAGGGCTACTACAGCCTGCTGCCTCCCAGCGAACAGCCGCGTTACGCCGTGCTGTGCAACTTCCAGAAAATCCGGCTCTACGACTTCAGCAACCTGCTCAAGCCCGTCATCACCGAATGCGCCATCCATGAACTGCCTGAAAAGGCCGAACTGTTCAAATTCCTGCTGCCCGACGAAACCGAAACCGGCTTTCTGGAGCAACCCAGCGTCGATGTCAAAGCCTCACAGGCCATTGCAGAATTGCACAAAGTGCTCGATGGTGACGGCTACCAAGGCCGCGACTTGGAAGCGTTTCTCACACGCCTGATTTTTTGCTTCTTTGGCGACGACACCGGCATCTTTGGCGAAAACGCCCAGCTCCATCGCCTATTGGCCGCTACCCAGCCCGACGGTTCCGACCTAGGCACCGTGCTGGGAAAACTGTTCGAGGTACTCAACACCCCAACAGATCGCCGCTCAAAAAACCTGCGCCCTGAACTGGCCGCCTTCGCCTATATCAACGGCCAATTGTTTGCCGACCAACACCGAATGCCCGACTTCAACGCCCAACAGCGTGAAGTCATCTTGGCCTGCTCATCGCTCAACTGGGGCAGCATCAGCCCGGCCATATTTGGCAGCATGTTCCAGGCTGTGCTCGAAGCTGGACGCGAACAAGGCACCAAACGCACCGAAGCCCGGCGCGAACTGGGGGCGCACTACACCAGCGAACGCCACATTCTGCGCGCCATCGAACCCCTGTTCCTCACCCAGCTGCGGGATGACCTGCAACGGGCGGGCCAGAACAAAACCGCGCTGAAAGACCTGCACCAACGCCTGGCCAATTTGCACCTGCTCGACCCAGCCTGCGGTTGCGGCAATTTCTTGGTAGTGGCCTTTCAACAACTGCGGCTGCTGGAAATTGAGATCGCCTACCGACTGCACGGGGATGCCGCCAAAAGCCGTGGCCTGCTGCACATGAGCGACGTACTGCGCGTGCGCGTTCACCAGTTTTACGGCATTGAAATCGACCCCTCCGCCGCCCACATTGCCCGCGTGGCCCTGTGGATCACCGACCACCAAATGAACGTGGTAGCCGCGCAACGCCTGGGGCAAACCCGCCCCAGCGTACCACTGATCGACAGTGCCACCATCGTGCAAGGCAACGCCCTGACGACCGACTGGGCCAGCGTGCTGCCACCCGCACAATGCAGCTACATCGTGGGCAACCCGCCGTTTGTGGGCTACAGCAACCAAAATGCAGCGCAAAAAGCCGATCTGGCTGCGGTGTGTGCCATCGACCCCGGCATGAAACACGCTGGCGTACTTGACTACGTAGCAGGCTGGTACCTCAAGGCTGCACACTACGCACAAGCCAACCCTGCCATTGCTGTGGCATTTGTTTCAACCAACTCCATTGTGCAAGGCGAGCAAGTGGCCGTGTTGTGGAACCCGATGCTCAACCGATGGGCCATGCACCTTCACTTTGCCCACCGCACCTTCAAATGGAGCAACGATGCCCCCGGTGTAGCAGCGGTGCATTGCGTCATCATTGGCTTTGCCCCACGCCCATGTGCCACACCACGCATTTTTGACTACAGCGACAACATTGCGGGCGACCCTACCGAAATCAGCGCCCAGCAACTCAACCCATACCTTGTAGATGCGCCCACGGTGTTTATCGACAAGCGCCGCAAGCCATTGTGCGCAGGCGTACTCGATATGGTCAAAGGTAGTCAACCCACCGATGGCGGGCATTTGCTGCTGTCGCCAGAGGAAGCGCAAACCATCCGCACCAACGACCCCATAGCGGCCAAATACATCCGCCGCTTTCTGGGTGCCGACGAATTCATCAACAACCTGCCACGTTACTGTCTGTGGTTGAAAGACAGCACCGCTGCCGACCGCAAGGCATCGCCCGAAATCCAGCGCCGCATGGAAGCTGTCAAGGCCATGCGAGAAGCCAGCCCAAAAATACCAACCCAAAAACTCGCTACCACCCCGTACCTGTTTGGCGAAATTCGGCAGACCAGCAACCGCTATCTGCTTATTCCTCGGCATTCGTCGGAGAACCGCCCATTTCTTCCAATCGGTTATCTGGATCATGAGATCATTTGCGGCGATGCCAACATGATGCTGCCCGATGCCAGCCTCTACGACTTCGGCATCCTGTGCTCCACCATGCACAACGCCTGGATGCGCACCGTTTGCGGTCGCTTGAAAAGCGACTACCGCTACTCCAACACCATCGTTTACAACAATTTTGCTTGGCCCCAAAACCCCAGCGCCAAACAACATCAGACCATCGAGGCCGCCGCACAGGCCATCCTCGACGCACGCGCGGCAGAAGAACAACGCTGCGCCGATGCGGGGCAACCCTGCTCACTCGCCACCCTGTACGCCCCCGGCAACATGCCTGCCGACCTGCTCAAAGCCCACCAACGGCTCGACAAAGCCGTGGACGCGGCCTATGGCTACAAAGGCGGCAAAGACGATGCCAGCCGCGTTGCCTTCCTCTTTCAACGCTACAACACCCTCACCAGCCCCCTGCCACTGGCCACAGAACCCCCTGAAGGCATCAAAACCAAACCTGCACGCAAGCCCCGCAAGCCAGCGGCATAGTCCATTCAGGCCGCAGCAGGTGTCAGACTGGCAATCTCGTCGCGCACGGCCTGAATCGCCTCTTTCAGCGAATCGCGTTTTTCCATCAACACCTGCTCCATTTTGGGGGCCGCAGTGCGGATGCCAGCGGGTAACTTCACCTTTGCTGCCACCAGCGCCTTTTCAAACTTGGCGCGACCTGCATTCATGGCCCCGACAATCTCAGCCACAGCAGCGGCGTGATCGTCCTGGTTCTTGATGGGGATCACCTTGCCGTTGAGCAACACCTGGTAAATGTCGCCCGACTGCTTCACACGCAACGTCACCTGTTGCGAATCCACGAACGTGATAAACACCTCGCGGTAGCTGATACCGGCGGTGCGTTTGGTGGAAGTGCCCACTTCAGGCGAACCGGCCACCACGGCCCCAGCTTTGGTGAACTGTTTGACGACCTGCTTCAGCGCCTTGTCTTTGGCGCTGCCCAGTTCCTCGAACGTGAAAATGAAATTGCTTGCGGTTGCCATGATGGTGTGTCCTCAATTGGAAGGGGGGGAAGTGTCGGCAGGGCCGGGCAAAACGCCGCCGTGGATATGCGTATCGCCCACGTTGACCCCGTTGTGCGTCAGAGAATCGCTCTCAATCAAGACGCTGCCCGCCTTGATCGTGACGCTGCCACCAGCCTGAATCACGATGTTGGTATCGGCGCTCAATTCGATGTTCTTGTGGTGCCAGCGCCGCCAATCTCCTGAATTGCCAGCGCGCGGGTTGCGGTAGCCCGTGATAACCGGGTATCGTGGATCGCCACCAATAAAGGCCACCCACACCGTATCACCGGGCCAAATTTCAATCTCAGTCGTGTAATTGCCCAGGCGCGACTTGTCGCCAATCGGGTACTCAATTTCCGCCTCTGGCATCACGTCACCGCCATCGGTCAGGCCGGGTATTTCAATGCGACAGGTGCGCTTTTGCCAGTCATACGATACCACCACGGCGGGGTATCGGCCCGGCATCAAACCGTACTCATTCATGCGCCTATTCCTCCAATGACGACAGCCACAGGCGGCTGTACGTGTTGACACCAGCACCATCGGTGCCCGACTGAAACACATGGGCCGCCGTCACCACCAGTAACTTGTCACCACCGGCAAACTGCACCACGTCACCTGCTGCCAGCTTCGCATTCAAGGCAATCTTGGACACCTTGCGGTGTACCAACACCCGCGTCATGTTGCGCAACTTCAACTCGTTTTTGTGGGGGGCAAAGCGCACCGTGCGAGGCTTGTCCCGGTTGCCGTACACCAGCGTGGCATCGTCGCGGATGCTGAAGAACGTCGGGACTTCGTGGCGCTCCAAAAAGCCACTGTCCGTATCGTCGCTGGCATTGCCAGGCAGGTTCATCACCGGCTTTTGGTCGAAAAAGTCCTGCAACCGCAGGAACTGCAAGCGGCCATTTTTCCAGCGCACAGCCCCGCCTTCCTCTTGCAACACCCGTGCAATTTGGTAGGAAGGCGTATCGCCCGCCAGGCAGTAGAAACGCTGCACCGGAAAGTCGGCATCCACCGCCCGCAAAGACGCGCCAGCGGCCCGGTAAAGGCCCGACAAAGGGGTGTTTTCCTTGATGATGGCCCGCGCCCGTACAAACGTGACTTGATGGCAGGCATCCAACAGCGCGGTAATGCGCATGGTGGCGTTTTCCCGCTGCCCTTGCGCCGCCCGTCCTGACGCACGCACGGACTTGATGATCCGCATCACGTCCCCATTGGCCAGTGCGATAGTCTTGTCGGTGGCCAGCCGCGCCTCCATATCGGCGTCCAGGCGTATCTCGGCTTCAAGCGTAGCAGGCACTGGGGCAAGGTCATAGCGCACCACCGCCGATACCACCAAATCACCCCGAAGCGGGCGCCCGTTGTCCAAAATCAGCAGCATCAGACGGTCACAATCGGCATGCAAAACGCCCGGTGCGGCAACTCGGCTTCCATCTGGGTAATCTCGGCGGCCACCTCGCTGGAAGACCGCCCAAACACGTCGGCCCCCATCACCCTTGTAGCCTCAAGCTGCAACGCGGTTTCACGCTCCACGTACAGCAGGAACAGGGGCCGGATGATGGCCCATTCCGACACCGTGACATCGGTGTGCCCGTCAATCTCAGGCTCAGGCACCGTGCCATCGTGTGCCACCAGATGGGCGTAACCGGCGTACTGGCGCGTTGCTGCCACGGCTTGCGCCAACACGCTGGAATCGTCCAGCAAGTTGCCCGCAAGCCGTTCGCTGCCCGTGAAAATCGTGGCCAGCTCAGACAGCAGCATCAGCGGTAGTCGGTGGAGTTGCCTTGCACCACTTCACCGAAGTAATGGAAGAACATCGTGCCGCTGAAAATCAGGATTTGCGAACGGTTTTCAAAATCACGATCCGGGTTGTCAAACTGGATAAAGCAGTCCTGAATGCGTTTGTAACGCAGGTACTTTTGCGGGGTACCTTCGTAGATTTTGGCGTTGAAAGTCGCGCCACCGTTGGCATACACGCCACCACGGGTAATCAAGTCCACCATCATCTGATCGACGGTGCCAGCAATGGTTTCCATCAGGGAAACTTGGCCTTGCTGGTTGAACTTGATTTGTTGCGGCTGGAACATTGCAGCGCCCAGCGGGGTCGGAATTTCGATCTCACCGGCAGGCGACAACTCAGGCCACGGGCACTGTTTGGCCAGAAGGTAATTGCGTTCAAAGCCCTCGATTTGGAGGGTAAAGTCGCTGTTAACGACTTTGGCGCCCAGTGCCTTGGTGTCTTCGTAAAAGCCCTTCATGTAGGCGGAATTGGATACGGTCATGGTGTCCTGAAAAGGTTGGTTATTGACGATCCAACTTTAGGAATCCACGACCGCCAAATCAGGCCGTTTTTCCGCCTACGGACTCAAGCCAGCCCCAGACACTGATCGCGCTCTTTCTTGCGCCGGATGGTCAAGCCACGCAAGGTTTTGCCCGCTTGCTTGTCCCACATCAAAATCGCGTCGCAAGCCCCCGTATAGTCACCCGCATTCAAGCGTTTGGCCACGGTCGATCTGCAAAATGCACCAGGCCCAATGTTGTAGGTCAGCGACACAAACGCCGAAAATTCATGCGGGTGCATCGGCACCGGGGCGCACCGTTTGACGGCTTGCTCGAATGTGCCAGCGTCTTCCAACAGCCGCACCAATGCCCGCTCTGGGGTAATGGTGTCGCCTGCCTTGACGCCTTTTGTCGTGCCGAAGCCGATGGTCTGCACATCATTGGGCGTGGGCAGATACGCCTTTTGGCTGTAACCCTCGTGCAGCGCAATACCCACCAGCGTAGCAGCCGACAGGAACAGCGAGGAAATGGCAACGCGGGGGTGTTTCATAGCTTAGGAAAGAAAAGCAGCCACCAGGGCAAACGCATCATGTGGGGGAGAATGAAAATCATGGGCATGGTTACGCCTTTTTGGTTTGGGCCAGAACATTCTGGAACGGTTGCAGCGGCGCAGCAATGCAAGAATCACAGCGGCGCTGGTAATGCTCCACCTTCGCCTCAAGCCGGACAATGTGCGTTTTCAGGTCGGCGTTTTCCAGCGTCAGGTTGCGCACCGTTTCGTGCATCTCATTCATTTCCTTGTGCATGCGGAAAATTTCCTGACGTGACTCACGCAACTCATCGGTCAATTCGCGCACCTGACGCACCAGCGCCGTTTCCTTTTTGATGTCCATTTCATGCTCGGCCACCCGTTCCTCGGTATTGGCCTTGCGCCAGTGGGCAATAAACGCACCAGCGGCGGCGGTAATCGCAGCGGAACCCGCCACCCAGGCCGGGACACCTTGCACAGATGCCCCCAGCAAACCTACAACTTCCTCAATCATTTCGATAACCCTTTTGTGAGTACGCCAATGGCGCGGATAACGTCGTTCAGACGGTTGACAACAGCCACCGCAACCTTGCCATCCGACTCTTTAGAACGCCTCCACCCCTCAAAAGACTTGGAATCAAAGAATTGCATGGCCAGACTCACGGGTACGTCCATTGCCTGCTGGATTGGTGTGTGTGCGTAGATGGCCAGGCTAAAAGCCAGCTCCCCCAGCACATCAGACCATTTCCCGCGCCATTCCCGAGATGCCGGTATGGGCTGGAAATCGTGCTGGCGGCAATGCCACCCCCCCTTGCGGCAACACAATCACGCCAGTGGCCGCCTTGTCGCGGCTGAAGGTGATGCGCAGCAAGTGGTGCAGCTTGTCGCGCCCGTCCTCGTACATGGCGCGCAAGGCGATAAAGTCGCTCTCGGGATAGGCGGCTATCACCTGCATTTTGTCGGCCAGGTAGTTGTCCAATGCGGTGCCGTCTTGCGGCATATCGTCCTTGCCATCGGCCAGCGTCATTTGCAACGCCATCGCGGCCAGAACCCAGTGCAGGTAGCCCGACATCCCGCCTACTTCGCCCTCCGTGCGCTCGATGGACTCGGCCATTGCGCCGGTCAGGTGTCGGACGTGCCACACATCACCGCCCAGCTCGCCCACCTCAACGCTATCAAGTGCAGCGGCTTCGTTGCTGGAACCGTCCAGGTAGTCGCCATAGTGGCCCGCGCCCACGCTGAAATTCGGGCCGTCTTCCAACGTGGAAGCCATGTAGTGGCACATGGCCATGATGCGCTCCTGTACCGTCCATTGGGCTGGGTCGGTGGGGCCAGTGCTTACGGTGTCAACCGCGTGGCGCAAAAAAGCGGTAGCGGATGCCTGTTCCGCGTTGGTGGGCATTGCAGCGATTTGGCACGCTGCACCAATGGACAGTTCCTTGAGTTGAACGGTCAGGCGCTGGGTACGCAACACGGGAAAATGGATCATGTGGCATCAAAGGGAAAAACTTGGATGCCACGATTCTGAAGATGCCCGGCTTGCGTTTTTGGCGGTTTTTCTGCCCGCCTTATTTGAGCGCCGTGGCCCGGCTCTGCCCCGGCACCATTGCAAAAAAGTCCGCCTGATCTATGGCGGTCAGGGTCGATAGCGACATCGTGACGGCCATCTCGGTATAGCGCCCCGTCTTGTCGGTGGGGCCGGACATGGGGTGCGAAATGCTCTCAATCACCATCGGGACGTAGGTGCGCAGCTTGTATTGCATGGCAATGATGGCGGGGGCTTTTGAGGGCAGCAGCGCGTTGACGTAATCGCGCTCCCCCTTGACCGCTTGCACCGCCCGCGCAAGGATGGAGCCATCCGGGGACAGTTCTTGTGGCAGTGCCCAGCGTATCAGGCGCGTGAGTGGCCCCATCACCTCTTGGCGCGAATCGCTCCACGCCCGAAACAGGGCCGTCACTTGGATTTTCACCGGGGGCATGCCCGTAAAAACTTGGGTTGAATTCAGCTTGGTAATGCCGGTGCGTCCTTCAAACTGCTTCAGGAATTCATTGGATTTTTGCTGTGCAGCATTGGCGTCAGGGTCAGTCGCTCCTTCCTTTTTGTTGCCCAAAACAGCATCAACCACCGGCTGTAACGCACCCGATTGAAGCATGGCCAGCAATGCGGGGGCTTTGGATTCCGGGCTTGAATTCTCAAATGGGCTTTGCCAATTCAGCGTCATTTCCAGGCTGGAATCCGTCAGCGGTGCCTTGACAATAGGCTTGTCTGGAACCGGCTCCCATCCGCTACCGTCTTGCGTCTTGCGCACCTCGTAAAACGAGGCAATCAAGTGCGGTGAAAGCCCGTCCCATTTGGAACCGTAAACAATCTGATCGGCCATGCGCTTCTACTCCAAAAAAAAGGGCGCCACGGTTTTCACGCGGCGCCCGTACCGTCAGGCAAGGATGGTCAAAGGCCCATCTTTTTGCGCGCCTGCATGGATTTCATGCGGCGCATCATGGCGCCAGGCGAGTGACTTTTCATGCTGGCCTTGCGGATGGCCAGCTTTTGGCGTGGCGACAATCGCACCGCGCCCACCCGGCGGTTGACCTTCATCTTTTTGCCACCACGCACCACCATCACGCTGCGGTAGGCAGAGTCCATCAACGGCGTTTGATCGCTAAAGACAAAGCTGTCGATACCGTCGTCGCTATCGGCATCGGGCATGCCAGACGCCAGCAACTCACGCACGCGGTCAGCGGCACCATCGTCCCAATCGTTCAACAAGGAACCGGCATCCTCCTCAGACACGCCATAGGACACCATGTAATCCCAGGCGGCGTTAATGGCCAGCGTCAGCAGCTCGTGTTCGTCGTCCGTGATGTCACCGTCCTTGTTGGCATCTACCACGCCAATCAAGTGGGCAAACAGACGATCGCCGTAGCTCTCACCGCCGTCCAAATCGTCGGTTTCGGCCCATTGCTGCACCGCCGCCGCCGCCTTGATGGCCACGTCCTGCATTACGTATTGGTCAGCCCCCATAGGGACGCCACCGGCCCCGCCACCATCGGCAGAATCCAGCTTGCGCTGGGGGGTCAGAACCCCCCGCAGCATTTCAGACATACTCACGGGGAACCTCCTTAGCGGCTCAGGATTTGGTTGACAAACACTTGACGCAGGGTGCCGTCATAGCGCAGCCAGTACGACACGTCCATGCGCTCGTAGGGGCGGGCCGCATTGGGCTTGACCTCGAACTTGAACGCGGCGCCCCCCATTTCCTGTGCGGTGGACGGAATGATCCAGCCAGAGGCTTGCGCACCCTCGAAAAGATCACGCAGGAAGTCCTGCATCTTTTTCACGGCCACGGTCATCGGCAGTTGCAGAATGTCCTTGCCGAACTTGGTCACAGCCTCGTCAATCGACGTGGACATATCGACCACGGCAATCAGCTTTTTGAGGCTCACTTCCACCATAGCGCACGTCAGCGAATCGCGGAAAACATAGCGGCCACCGCCGGTGTAGCTTTCATGCACCACCGGGTTGATTTTCATCTTGGCCAGCAGGTTCAATTCTTGGTCGCTCAGGTCGATCAGCTGGGTAATGCGGCTACGGCGAACCGGCCATTCGCGGCCTGCCACCGGGTAGTTCTTCGGGGCAAAGCCCTTGAGGTTGGTTTGGGCATTGCGGGCGCAAGCGTAGGCGATATTGAGCGTGGCCACACCCAAATGGCCCTTCGGATTTACGCCGGTAGGATCGTCGCATTTCAACGGCGCCCAAAAAGCATGACACAGGTGCGCAGCTTCAGCGGAACCGATATTGATTTGTTCCACAAAGGCTACGGCCTGTTCCACGTTCAACTCACCCGGAATATCAAAGCGCAATTGTCGGTTGGTTTCAAAGGCCAAATCGGCCAGCTGTGCCAACATAGAAGACGATTGTGTGCCACCCGAGGAAATGTAGGCGTATTGCAACGGAGTCTTTTGCAGCTTGACCTTGGCGGCAGCGTAATCGGCAGGGGTGTAGCCCGTGCCACCTTCGCTGAAACACACCAGCACGTTGGATTTGGCCCATTGCGGCTTACCCACGGCGTTGTAACCGTAGAACGGGGCCGTGGTCAAAATCTTGGCGGCGGTGCCAGTAACACCGACCTCAATCTCCACGGAATCCGACATTGCCAGTGCAACATCGGGCAGGTAGATGGAATTGCCCACATCGTCCTTGGCATCGGGCTTGAGCGAACCGTGGAATTCGTGCAGCAGCACGCCGTCTTTGTCGCGGATGCGAACGTGCAGCAGGTCGGTGTCTTGGTTGACACCGCCGACGCGCTTTTCTTCGCTGTGCAGTTCCAGCACAATGCCATCGTTGAAGCAATCCAGGTGGCGCACGGCAATCAGGAACTGGTTGACCGGGAAGTCATCTTCCACGGTGTAAGCCAGCGTGCCGGTGGCGGTATCCATGCGAACCACGGCCCACTTGATGCTGGCGGCAGAGGTGGTCAGGCGTTGCACCACAGCCTCGTAAGCACCGTTGTTCAGGGCTTCAACCACGTGTACCCAGGCTTCATTCAGCAGGTTGACGCGGATTTGCTCGCCCTTGCCCAGTTTCTGGATCACGTTGTTGCGATCGACCACGAAAGGCTTATCAATGCGGCCACGGGTAGCGCGCATCATGATGCCAAAAATCTGATCGGAATTGCTGGAACCGGGCAGCTCGGACTGGTCGCGCAGCGGGTTGAGTTGTACGCCGGATTCGGCACCCAGTTGACGGGTAAAAGACATGGTGGACATGGTGTTTTCTCAGTGGTTTAGGAAGGTTTGACGGTGGTGGATTTGGGTTTGGTAGGCGCTGGGGTGGCATCGGCAACAGACGGCACCAATTCCAGCGTCACGGCCAACGGGTGGCCACTCATGACGGCCATTTGTTCAACGGTAGAGGCCAGCCGCATTAGCTGCTCTCGGTCGCTGAATTCGACTTCTGCCCCTTGCCCGATGTCGTACAGGAACAGCCCCAGTTTTGGGTAGTGCAAGCCGCATGGCATGTGGTTGACCACCTTGAGGCGAAGCGGATATGCCATCTGGCCAAAAGCGTCAGCCACCAGCAAGTTGCAGCCCTTCCCCATTGCTGGAGAGAGGGCGCCCAATTCGACTTTTTCAGCCATTTTTTAGCGCCCTGGTGCATCAATGCAGGTTGTTGATTTGGATCAGCGCAGCACCGCGCGAAGAAGGCTCGTGCGGGTTGACGGCGGTGAAGTTGCGGGCGTAGAAGCCAGCGCCTTGTTTCAGGTCAGCGCCCACGGCCAGCGGGGTCACGGTCGGGGATACCGCGTCGCCCAGAATGAACGGGTTGCGGGTCACGTCGGTGGCGCGGCCAATGCACAGCATTTGGGCGCTGTTGCCGGTTTCTTGCACACCGCGCGGGGTGTAGTAGATTTCGTAACGGCCCAGGTAGCGGCCCAGACGGAAAATGCTGGGGCGCTCTGCTACGCCGGACGGCTCGAACATATCGCGCGGCATGGCCATGAATTGAGCGGCCAAGTCCTTGCCCACGTAGATGTGCGTGACGCCGTGGTTCATGGTGTCAAGTGCCATTTGCTGGCTCACGGCGGACAGGACGCTGCCGAAGTCGCTCCACACCTGATTACGGGTCATGGCGCCGTTGCGGCCCGGCCAGTCAAAATCATAGGCACCCTGATTCGATGCGGCCAAACGGCGGGCCTTGGCCAGCACCTGGTAATGGCGTTCGTTGGCAAACTGTGCCTGAATGGCGATCACGCTCTCGCTGTACGGGTCAAGACCCAGTTCATTGGCCATTTGGGTACGGGCATCAATGCTGGCAAAGGTGTTGACGCGCCACGGTTTGGCGTGCAGCTTGTACGTCTTCACATCGGTGATGATCGTGGGCACATTGGAAGCGTCACGCTCGTAATCAATGAAGCCTTCCACAAACACCGGCACCGTAGCGGGCAGGGCCGGGGTCGAGGTCAGGGCGTAAGCGCCGGTATCGGGGTTGATCGAACCGCCCAGAATGTGCTTGACGCCGGAAATGGTGATGTCGCCGGTAATGGCCGAATTGCCGGTGCCCGTGGCATCCACTTCGCGGCCAGCCAGCACGCCGTTGACGTACACCAGCGAACGGCCACGCAGCAGCTTCAAGGCCGGGGCAGTCGGGTTGCATTCGTCTTCGTTCATCTGCACGGCGGTCAGCTGGCCAGTGATGCCACCCGTACCCGCGTCGGGGAACGACTTATGCACGCGGGCCGAAGTCACGTAGGTGGCGCCCGACAGGTGGCCGTCCATCAAGTCGCCCTGGCTGTAAGCGCCGTAGCTGCTACCGGCGTTGTGGCTCATGATGGCCAGCGCAGCCTCGTTGGAACCAATGTCGGCGGGCAGGTAGTGGGCAAACGGAATGGCATCGCCCATCGCGCTCAGGATGGCCACAATGGCGCGGTTCGGTTGCAGTGCCAGATTGTCCTGGTGCAGCGAAGTGGCCGAATCCAGCGAGTATTTGCGGCGCGCATGGTTGGTGGTCGAGTAGGCGGCATGAATGGCGTGCTGCACCACATCGGCAGGGGCTTCTTCACCGTGCTGTTGTTCGTAGGCGCCAATGCTGTCGAGGATGGTTTTCAGCACCATGCTGCCCTGACCTTCGGGGGCTTCATCCAGCACGTGCTGCAAGCCTTCCGGCACGGTCACGCCCGTGGATTGGTTGGTGGCCACCGAGACAAAATCATCGGCGGATGCCGAGTCAAAGGTGCCGCTCTTGATCGCGTTGTCACGCAGCGAGGTAACGAACTTGTCCACTTCAGCGGTGTCACGCTTGTGGTACTCACGGTTGATGCGCTTGGGCATGGGTCTGTGTCCTGTTGGTTAAGTTGGCATCGGCCACACACGACCGACTAGCCCGGATATTTCACCGCAGTCCACCCCGTCGTCTCTTTTGTCACTTTGATGCCTGAAGAGGGGTCGCTACGGGTCATTGCCGTGAGCCAAAGGCACGCACCCGCGCGCATCGGCCCTGTCAGGACGCAGCGACCCCCACCCCGGCTTGGGTTGCGGGCCAGTTTTGTGTCATCGCGCCGGCCAGGCGCTGTCGCGGCGTTCAGGGCGAGCGCAGCTGGCTCATGGCGTGCGCGAAGATCGGTGCGCTGGGCCAGTGCGAGGCCAAGTACAGCCGGATGCGCCGTGTGTTGCGCGTGACCACTGCAGCCACCTTGAGCAGTCTGATGCGCAGGGTATCGACCTGAGCTGTTGCCAGTGCGGTGCCCTGCAGGGCCAAGGCGCGCAGCCGCTCGATGAGCACGTAACCCAGCGCCGACAGCAGCATGCGCAGTTGGTTGGAGTGCAACAC